TCAATGGTGTATGTGGCAAGATTTGGCAGGTGAAACATTTACCCTTTGGTGGCGTAAAGACCAAAAAGATGCCAACACAACACCGATTGAAATGTACAACCTTGATTCAACATTGATTACAGTTCAGTTGACACCAAGCCGTTACCCATCATATAGATTGACAACACCATCATACGGATTTAGCAAAGATGAACCGTTGGCAAACTACCAAGTTATGCACATTAAAGAAATGGCATGGCAGGGTTCAGCAGGTTTTAACAAGGGTATCTTGGCAACAGAATTGGTTGGCTTAGACCAAGACATTGACCTGTATGCAAACTTTGTTATGCAGAATGGTGCAAAGCCAAGCGGTATTTTTAGCACAACACAGGTAATTCCTGATGCTAAATACAAAGAAGTTGCCCAACGCCTGAAAGAAACATGGAACGCCATGACAGGTGGGCGTACTACTGACCAATCTAAGGCAGGTCAGGGTATGTTACTTGACCAAGGTATGACATACACCCCTGTTGATATGTTGACTTTACAGGATGCCCAAACAGCAGAGTTAAAGACACAAACCATGAAGCGTATTTGCGGTGTGTTTGGCGTACCACCTGCAATGATTGGTATTTCTGACCAAAAGTACAACAACACACAGACAATGCTTGATGAATTCTACAAATCAACAATGTCACCAATGATTAGAAACATTCAGCAAAAGCTGAAACAGCACCTATTTAAAGGTTACCCAAGTTTACACATTCAATTTGATACAACGGAATTCTTAGAGGGTTCACCGTTAGACCAAATGAATTTTGCCGTTGCAGGCGTGAACGCAGGTATCTTTACACCTAATGAAGCCCGTGAATTATTGGGTATGACACAAGTTGAAGGTGCAAACGAATTAGTATCAAAGACACAATCTGAACCACAAGGTGCTATTAAAGGCACAAGCCCACAAGATACAGGCGGTGGTGGTGGCAATCAAACACGCAAAATGAATATTGGTAAATAATGTCATTTATAGATAAAATATTTGACATTATGGGTTCACAAATTAAGAACCCTAGTGTTAAACTACCAAAAAAGCGTTTTACGCCCCACAAGATAACAGACGATAATCAAGCCATTTCTATTGGGGTAATCAATGAAGAATCTGACATTAGTTTGCGAAGCACAAGTACAGTTGGGAAGAACAGCAGATGAATCTGCTACACCAACAGGAATAATTGAAGCCCGTGCAACAACATGGGGTGCAAGAGAGGGTGCAGACGGTAGAAAGTTTTTCTACACCCCTGAAGGTTTCATGGATTGGGCTGATGAATTCAGCAATTCAGGTAAACCAATGCCTATGTTTTTAAATCACAATGACATGGGTATGCCCGTTGGTCAATGGGATGAAGTTATGTTTGATGAACAAGGCATGACTGCAAAAGGCAAACTGTATATGAATACAGTAGGCGGTTCAGACCTTTACGAAGTTTTAAAAGAATCACCAATGATGTTTGGTGGTGTTTCTGTTGGTGCATACGCTGACGAATATTGTTATGTTGATGAATCAGGTATGCCATTAACAGCAGGTCAAGAAACTGACGGCTATTTCCAAATTACTAAAGGTGGATTCCGTGAAATTTCAGTTGTTATGTATCCTAACAACCCACAAGCTGAAGTAATGAAACTAGAATCATGCTTTGAAGAAGATGGTTCATTAAATCCAAGAGTTTTAGAAAAACAATTGCGTGAAGCAGGCGTTACTAAAAAAGATGCGACCACCGCATCAAGTATTTTCAAGAAAGTATTAGAAGTGCGTGATGCACCTAAGAAACTTGAAGAAACACCAATTCAGGGTGAACCTGTTGCGGTGGTAACCGAAGCCGAAGAATTACTCAAAGCAATTGAATTGCGTGAGTTGACCAAGGCACTTAATAAACGCATTAAATAAGGAATTCAAAATGAAAGAAGTTATTGAAAAACTAGATTCAATTGAAGCACAACAAGTTGCTAAGATTGAAGAAGTAAAAGCCGAAGCATTTGCAAAAGCTGAAGCTGTTGAAGTATCTTTGACAGAAAAGCTAAACGCAATTGAAGCTAAACTATCAGAAGTACAAGCCCCATCAATCATTAAGATTGAAAAGACAGTTCGTGGTGATGTAAACCGCATGGTTCGTGAATCATTGCGTGATTATGTTAAGTCAGATTCTAAAGTTCAAAAAGAATTGAAAGTATTTGCTGACGAATCACAATACGAAGCGTACATGAAGGAAGCATCAGCATTGACAGGTGGCGGTGCAGGTATCGGTGGTCGTACAGCTTATGACCCTGTATTCCATGCTTTGCGTTTGGCTAACCCTATGCGTGGTATGTCACGCACAGTAGCAACTGACGGTGCAACTTATCAATTCCGTGCAAAAGTTGGCAACGCAGGTGCTTCATGGGGCTATGCAATCCAAAACAACGGTTCAGCAACAACTGAAAACATGAACATTTGGCAGTTGACTTTGCAAGACCTTAACTGTGCTTTCCCAATCCGTACAGCATCATTGGATGACATTGACGGTTTAGAAGCCAATGTGGTTGATGACATGATGGTTGAATTTAGCCAAGCTGAAGCCCTATCAATGATTCAAAACAATGACCAAACAGATTCACCTAATACATACGGTGGTACAAACGGTTTGCGTGGTTTGAATCAATACGGTGGTGCTAACAGCACATACACAGGCGGTACAGTAAGTGAATCAGCTTTTGGTTCATCAGGTACAGGTTCTTCATCAGGTTTACATAGCATTGCAACTTATGACCAAATCACAACAAACGGTTTTGGTTCAGCAAACAATGTTCAGTACGAAGATGTGGTTAACTTTATTTACAGCTTGCCACAACAATATTGGACACCAACAGCTAAGTTCATGGTTAGCCCATTGATGCTTCAAGCAATCCGTGGTTTGACAGATGACCAAGGCAGACCAATCTATGTTGACGGTTTGTCACGCACAGATGGTATTGTTGGCACATTGTTAGGCTTTGAAGTTGTTGTTAACAAGTATTTGGAAAACCCAACTTCAGCAGGCGGTTCAGCAGGTACAAACAGCCAATACCCAATGTACTTTGGTGATTGGAATCGTTGCCACGCAATCGTTGACCGTCTAAACATGGTTCTACGCAGATATGACCAAACACAAGTTGGTTTCATCACATTCTTTGGTGAAAAGCGTTTGGCAACATCAGTTGTTGACCCATTTGCATTAGTTCGTTACCGTTCTACTGCAACAGGTGCTTAATTAAGGATGGGGGTGAAAGCCCCCACCTTTTTTACAACTTATTATGGAAATAAACATGAAAACCAATCCAATTCTTGAAGCCGTTAAAACTGCCTTAGTTGAAGGCGAAGCAAAAGTAAATTTAAATGAAGCATCAGCACTAACAGGTTCAGGTAGCGGTGTTGGTGGTCGTGTAATTTATGATGATGCGTTTGCATCAAAGCGTGAACATAACCCATTGCGTGATGTTTCACGAAAGATTATTACAAGCGGTTCAGACGAAGCGTTTGTTGTTAAAACAGGTAACGCCACATTAATTCAAAGTGGTACAGATAACCCTTGGGGCTATCCTATTAATTCCAATACAGGTTCACCAAACATTGCAACATCATTTTGGCAATTACCTGTACGCTGTATCAACGCAAGCGTACCCGTAAGAACGGCTGTATTGTCAGACATTAATTACCTTGAAGAAACCATTGCCGAAGATTTAATGCTTGAATTTGCACAGCAAGAAGCATTGTCAATGATGTTTAACAATGACCAATCAGGTTCAACAACTGTTAATTACGGTGCAACAAGTGGTTTGCGTGGTTTAAATAGCTATGCAGGTTCTACTTCTTCAGCATCATTTGGCACAAGCGGTTCAGCAATTACTAACGGTTTGCACACAGTATTGCAAGTACAACAAGCATCAGCATCAGCAGTTACTTATGATGACTTGGCTAACTTGCAAGGTGCTTTACCATCACAGTATTTATACAAAGAAACAACATCATGGATGATGCACCCAAGCACAATTCAGGCGTTGCGTAAACTAAAGGCATCAACAACAGCCAATAACTTCTTGGAAGTTGGTAGTGAAGATGGCGGTGCTGTAATTTATATCTTTGGACACAAAGTAATTCCAAACCCATACATGGATGTTGCAGGTGCAGGTAAGTACCCTGTTTACCTTGGTGAATGGGATAGATTCTTTACTATTGCTGACAATGAAGAAATGTCAATTAAATTAACTGAACAAACATCAGTTGGTTTCATTACTTTCTATGCTGAAAAGCGTGTATGTTCAACAATTCGTGATGTATTCGCAGGTGTGCGTTTAGTTGGCGTTTAATTAAAGGTTAAATCATGGCAAGCGATTATTTAGGTATTGCCCCAAACCTTACACAAAACCGCAATCCGTTCAACTATGAAAAGGTTGAACAGATTGGCAGGGATTTTGTAACGGCATGGTTGACACTTGACCAAATCACCAATCAGTTAAACCTGTTTGAAGATGAAAGCCAAGATGCTTACCTGCAAGGGTTAGAAGTTGCAACACGCATGGCAATTGAGGATTATTTGGGTATGGCAATATTCCCAACTCAATACCGTGTGTTCTATGGTAACCCTGCTGTTGCAGGTACAGCCCTAAGTTTGGATTTGCCTGAAACAACGCAGAATCAACAAGGTCAAGTTGGTGTAACAATCAATTCTGTTAAGTATTGGGATGGTAATGTGCCATCACAGTTGCAGACATTGGCATCATCAAGTTACCAATATGATTCAACAGGCAATAAGATTATTTTGAATTCAATGCCATCAACAATTAGTACACAAGTTACTAATCCGATGGTAGTTGAGTACACAACAGCCCGTTCACCGTTGGCAAACTACCCTGTAATTCAGCAGGCAGGTTTGTTGCTATTAACACATTTGTATAACAATCGTTCAAACAGTAATGAACGCACAATGTACGAAATACCGTTTGGCGTTGCCCAATTGCTTAGACCTTATAAAACATTGGTGATGTAATGGGCATTGTTAGATACGAAAATACAACGATTAATGAGGTAACCAACGGGGTTAATACTTTTGGTGAATACACCACGACTATTACCCCATTGTTTACATCACGGGCATTGGTAAATGATGTATCAAATGCCGTAAGAATTTCTGAAAGATACCGTGTTTATCAGGATTTGGTCAATTTGACCTTTAACTATACGCCTAACATTAAGCGTATTGTTGATGACCAAGACCAATACAGCATTACTTGGCGTGGCAATGATTGGCGTGTGACTGATGTGCGTGAAAGCAATGACCGCATGAAAATCACATTAATGTGTTACAGAAACGACCCTGAAACGACAGTATGAGTACACAACAGAATCCGTCAGTTTATGCACAATGTATTCAATATCAGCTTTCCGATATTGTTAGCGTACCCGTGTATGCCAATTTCAACAGAAATTTTGCAACTGAACCGCAATTTTTAACATGGACATTGCGTAATGTTCATCAGCCCGTTTATACAGGGCAAGACCAAAATAACAAGGGTATTGACAGACC